TCCGATTACATCAATGATAAGATCGACATCGCCATACGCCAACAGATTAGCCATGACGAACTTCCCATCTGTCACAACAAGGTTTTGTTTGTCGAACTCGTACACGAGCTCTCCGCGCTCGTTGTAGCCTCTTATAGATACGTCTCCGCGCATTCCAATGTGTTCTGTTTCCATGTTACAATTATAATTAATTTTCTCAATTCAACTACTATACACCAGTAACCTCATCCGTCATCGTCACTTGGTCTTCTATATTATTGAAAATCAAAGTACCATCAATCCTCTCCAATGTAAACTCATCCGTAATCGTAACCTGGTCTACAATATTCTTAACGAAATCAGTATCTACAAGCCTCGAACGCACGTTCTTGTACTCGTTCACAAGTTCGATAAGCTCCGCGCTCTGTGTGGCGTTGATTCCATTTTCATTTCCAAGGTCAATAATTACCTTAAAACACGCCCAATTTCCCACACCGTTATACGTCACCAATCCGTTGTGAGCGAATGAGCCATCGTAGTACTGTCCGATCCCTTCTATAATCTCAGCACCGGGAAAGCCTATCCTGCTCAATGCCTCTTTGATGCTCCAAGGCGTACCCTTGTAGCGATGCAACTCTATTGCCTGTTTTAATAGCTCGCGCTGCTTGGTTTCGGTTGTGGCGTACTTCCACCCCTTCACTCCCAACACGTCAAACTGGCGCGCAAGGTGAGGCAATGCAGCAGCAGGAACCGTATCAATCATGTATATGAGGATAGGTGTAAGGTCTAAACCGTTATACCTATCGCGCACCATTATATCCCATGCCTTCAAGTCCTCACTGCCTTGAAGCGCACTCGCAATTATGCTATCTTTAATCACTGTCATTACCCTATTGTCTTACCAATTGTTTGAAGAAAAATAGACTGACAGAACGCGTATTCCGTCTCCGCAACGATGATGTTTCCGAGAGGATCATCCGTAATGGTATTGAGGACTTCCACGTCATACACTCCGTCAATAATACACTCGCGCTCCACCTGATTAACTCGTATGTCCTGCCCCATTTTCAACCGCTTGTTAAAAACAAACGCAAGCAAGTTGGACATAACTTTAGCCTCAACTTCCGACTGAATCGCGAATTCGTACAACGTAAGCCGTACCGTAAGCGCATACATTATCTTGGTGGGAGCTATAACCGTAACGGTGTCCGTCAATGGTCGTACTTTGTCATCGTTGCACGCCTCAAACACCGCATTCAACACTTGGTCGGGTGTCGTGTTTCCATCTGCCATAAGCGGGTAAACCTGAACCGTTCCCGGCAGGTTGCTCAACACAGCAACATCAATGATGTTCTGATTCGCAGTCTTTGCATGAAAGATGTACGCGCCTTTCGGGCCTGCTGAACTGAATGAGGCTGGGGCCAAGCGGATGCGCTCCCGAAGGTTGTCGTCCGTCTCTTCCTCTGCTCCCTCCGCAGTGGCGTTTGTGTTCGCAGCAGTCGCAATGAACGGCAACGGGTCGAGGATGTTCTTTACCTCTCCCGGCACATATCCATTTCCGGCTGTTCCTTCTGTTGCTGCGGTTGCCGTGATTGTGCCTGTGAGCACGCTTGCTGCAATGTTCAGGTCGTCATCCGTGGTAAACACCACAACGCCACTCGAAGTTGCTATACGCGTTCCAATAGGAACAGTCACCCCTGATGGGTTCGCCTGCAATGTGAACCTAATCGTGCATGTCGCAGGTAGCGCACCGATGCGCTTCACGCCAACGAGCTCACCGAGGTAGTCAAGAACAGGCGCGCTCGAGAATGCAACGAGGTTCTGAACCGCTGTACCCTGAATCGCTTGGCGAATCAAACTCTCACGATACGCAAACGCGTTCATGAGCAACCGCTCAACTTGTGCAGGCTGTACCACTCGGCCTGTTAGTTCAGAGTATGCCGTAACAAGCTCCGTGATAATTGCCGTTGGATCGTTTGAAACGAATATTGGTGCGCTATCTGACATAGGTTACTTCTGTATTATTTGTTGTTCCATCGGCACGTTGCCAATCCACTTTATAAGTTATTTGTGAGCCTTCAATTTTGTACGATACTCTCGTTACCGTTACGCGAGTATCCCATTTATTTATTTGCCTTGCCAACTCTTGCGTGAGGTTGGCTGCTGCGATGTTTATTGGCGCATCAATGTAGCTCAGTAAGTCAACGCCAAAGTCAGGACGAAGCGGGTCGCTACCCTTCTGTGTAGTCAGAATGATGAACACACACTGCGAAAGGTCGTCCGCTCCTTCCACTACCTTTCCGAACTCAGATAGCGAGTAGCTCCAATCCTTTGATATGATATCACTCAGTTTCATTATGCTATTGTTCCTGTTCCTGTTGTTGCTCCTGCTGCTCCGCTGAGACTGAGCCCAAACGAGCAAGGAACGCTGATTTGATAGATGCTTTCAGTGCTGTTTTATTCAGTGCCATGGTTATGCTTCAAAAAAATTATTTACTCGCGTTTTGATTGCAATATACGCAGGTGAATTGATAGGTGTTCCGCTCGGTCCTGCTCCTGTTGTTGGATGTGTTTCAGCAAGTATCTGATCTATCAAATCCAACATAATTTGTTTTAGGCTTTCGCTTCCCTTCTTCAACGTAGGTCCGCTGTTACTTAGTTCAAACAATCCGTTGTTTGTTTTCACCCGATACTTACGAGTAGCCCTATCGTATACAACCTCATCGCCACTCTCGAACTTCACACCGTATTTGTCTGCCGATGTGAAACCCGGTTCGTCCGTTTGATTGTAAGTAGAGCCAACGCAAACACCGTTCTCCGCGTGCGCATCCATCAAACAAGCTACCTGCTCGTTTGTGTCAGGAAGCGTATACGCCTTGTTCTTCAATGCTCCCTGCTGAATAACCGGCAACCAATCCGAGACAACATCGTCCTCCTCGAACTTCACGCGAACGCGAGCTTTTGCAGGATCAACTTGTGTAACGATTCCAAATTTAAGCATGCCTCAAATATATGTTTTGCTACTGAATTACCCTAACATCATAATTCGGTTCTTTCCGCTTTCGAGTAGATTTGTGCTTCACTTTTTCAACGTAACCCACACGCTTAACCGCAAGTGAGGTTTTGTATCCTCCGCTCCTGTCGATGTCGTGACGGCTCTCGGTTATGTGGTACTTGCCCGACAACTGCCCCATGCTCACAATCTCGATGTTGTTTCCGGCTATTAATATCGGATTGCCTTCAACCGTGATTGAACCTTCAACCTGTTGCGCTCTCGAGCGGTACAACGCAACCTTCGCCTTTTCCTCAGCCTGCTGCTTATTCTCAGCCTTGGTCCGAATCTCGAGCGTGTCTGCTGCTGTCTCATCCGTGAATGGGTTGCCTCCTCCGTTATCCACGCTATCCACGTCAGCGGTGTAAAGCGTTCTGTCCTTCGGGTTGTGGTACTTAACAGTAGCCTTCTTGTAAGTGGCGAAGCTCTTATCTCGCATGTTGAACGAGCTCATGTCGGACTTGTCCAACACCACAACGGGTGCGCCTTTCTCGAGGTCGAAAATCGAAACGAACACCAGCTGCTGCCCCTTTATAGAAAACTGATAGCCGTACTCGTCAGCTATCCGTTTCAGGTACTCCAAGTCAGTTTCCCTGTTCTGTGTGCTCCGCTCCAATCGGATAAGCCCAATCTCTCCAACCAAAGTCAGGCTGTGCTTTGACGCGATTGCCTGTGCTATCTGTTTGAGCGTTTGCCCCTCGTATGCCTTGCTCACCTTCGAGCGCATTGCGCTTGTCGTCCATGTGGCAAGTCCTTTCAAAACCACCACTGAAGGCGGTCCACTTATTTCAATCTCGTCAACCTTGAACTCGCCTGCATCCACCAACAGGTCATCATATCCAAACCGCAGCTTAACGGTGTCGCCCTTTGTCGGCCACCACTCGTTCAGCCACGTATCGTCCGAATCCTCCAACGTGATGCTGATGTCGTCACTCTCCCCAACCTCCTTATCCGTGTAGTTCACGGACACAATGAATGGAGTAAGCTCTGCCGTCACAGCCTTTCCGTTGTAATCAATCTCGAATTTTGGTGTTCTTACTGTACTCATCTCTTCCAGGGTGGCAATAAATTTTCGTCAATCGTAGCTTGTGCGAGTACTGGAATATATAAGGTAATGCCATCGGGCAAGATGTCGTACAGCGCAACGTCCTTGTTTGCAGCCATAATCTCCACCATCTTCGAGGCGTCACCATACGCAGCTTGTGCGATGTTATCCCACCGCTCCTGTCCTTTGGTTGTATATGTAGTGAACTCTGCCATGTTATGATGGTATTCTTGTTACTGAAATAATGGCTACCTCTGTGAGCCCTCCGTTCATCGCACTCACGCCTTCTTGCAGCTCTCGGTTCGCTTCCATCGCACCGTTAATGTCTCCTTTCTGTACAGCAACAAGTGCATTCGATACGCTGTTCTTCGCTCGCTCAATGTTGTTCTCGATGCGCTCCTTCGCTTGGATGACATTCTTCACGGTCTGCAACGCAGCCTGTATCTTAATCAGTCCATCGCGAACTTTTTTCAGCGCATTCTGTGCGCGCTTCAATGCACCGAGCTTACCACTCTTCGCATCATCAATGTGGTTGCCCGCTGATGTTGATGCTGCTGTTGTGGCTCGAGCCGCTTCCATTACAGCCCCCGCATTGCTTCGAGCTTGAGCAAAGGCGTTCACCTTAGCCCCGAACGCAGCGAAGCCCTGCGCAGCCTGTGTAAGCTCGTCTGCGTACTCCTTCAACTCGATGCTCAGGTTCACGAGGAACGGTGTTCCGTCTTTGTACGTCTGCGACTGCATCTCATCAATCGTCATAATCACAAACGTGCCTATGAGCGTACCCTTTCCGTCAATAAACGGAAGAACGTCACCGTTGCGCTGTGCCGTGCGAAGTGCCGCAAGGTCATCCTCGATGTTTGAAAACGAGGCGTGCAACTGCATATCGAAACGAATAGTGTCGAGGTTGTCTCCTATCTTTTGGAGGCGAGGCTTACCGTCAATGCGAGCATGCTCCGAATAGTTCGCCTCGGTACGTTTGGTAAACGTATTAAAGCCAATCAGCCCCTCAAATCGTATGTTTCCTAACTGTGCGTACATAATCTAATAAGCTAAACGCGCTTTCGAGCGTTGATAATCGTCTAACATCTTTTTGAACTCGGACTTCATTGTATCAGTCAGTTTAACTCCATCTTCCTTTGTTGCGCCACCTTGAAGTGTAATGTTCGGAGCGAAGTTCATAACGCTTGAGTTGTTCTTCGGAACTAACGCATCTGCCTTCGGCCCAGGACGAACAACTTCCATCTTTTTCCTATACTCATCCGACACCCCAAACTTTGGATTAACTACGCCCATTTTATTGAAATAAGTTTCGTTATGCTCGGTAACCCACTTGCCAACAACATTGGTTTGTTTTCCCATACCCGTTAGCTCTTTCACCTTATTGATTGTAGCTTCCAAGGCTTTTGCAGGTTCCACAGCGAGTTCAATAAGAGCCACAACAGCCTGAGCAAAAATGTTTCTGACACCTTCCCATAGACCTGAAAAGAATGCTGATACCTTTTCCCAATTAGCCATCACCCAAACAGCACCGGCTGCAATAGCTCCGATGATTAACGGAATGCCTGCAGTTGCTAAGTTAAATGTAATACCAAACGCAGTAGCAGCACTGCCCATAACAGCAAATGCTCCTACCACAACAGCAGCAACAGCCGAAAAACCCATGAACAAAGCAATAAACTGAGCCACCTTTGGATACGCCTTCACAAAGTCGGCTATCGCATCTATAACAGGCTTGAACAGTTCAGCAGCCTTTTTCAATGGCTCCAATAATCCAGCTCCAAAACTTCTCTTCAACTCGTCAAGCGTATTAGTCATCTTTAGGTACTGAGAATTCGCTTCCTCATTACGAACCTCAAACTCGCGATCCATCGACCCTTTTAGCTTAGCATCATTAAGCAAGTCCAGTTCACTCGTATACTCTTTTAACCCCTGAGCGAGCTTTGTAATGTCGTCTCCGTGTTCCTTCCCGAATAACTGAGTGGCGAGGGATAAACCATCCTTGCTGTTCTTCACTTTTTCGAGCACTTCCAAAATTGTTCCCTGCGGATCAATCTTCATCATGTTTTGCATCTTTGATGCCGAAAGCCCCAATGCCTCGAGTCCATCTTGGAATCGCTTCGGCTGCATCTCAGCAATAGCAAGCTCACGCATCAACGCATTAATTGCCGTGCCTGCTACCTCGGGACGTGAACCCAACGTGAGGAACGTAGATGCCAATGCAGCAAGGTTCTTGTCTGCAATTCCAATCTGCTTTGCTGTACCCGCTGTTCGCATGAGTACATCAATTATTTCAGGACCCTTCGCCTGAGTCTTATCATCCAAATAGTTGATTGTATCAGCTAAGTCGCTGATTTTATTGATTGGGATATCAAACATAGTGGCGAGCTTACCCATCTGCTCTCCGATCTCCCCAGCAGGAACATCAAACGCCATGCTCATTTTAGACACGTCTCGCACGTACTGAGCAAGGTTCTCTCGCGCAATACCCATACGACCACCCGCAGCAGCAAGATCAATGAGCTGTTCTGTTGGCAAAGGAATTTCCCTAGCCAATCTTTCAATGTCTCCCGCAAACTCTTTTAGCGCGGATTTATCATTCAGCCCGTCAACGACTTTCCGAACGCCATTCATTTGCGTTTCAAAGTCGGCAGCAGCTTTAACCTGATTCTGCAAGACTCCCAATACAGCAGCACCGGCTGCTATCTGAGCTCCTCCACGCAACGCCTTATCTTGGTTTCTCAGGCGTTCCATCTCCTTGACTGATTTGTTAGTCGCACCCTTAACCACATCCGACATCTTGTCGATTGCGCTAAGGACTACGGCTACTCTAAGAAGTTTATCCATCAGGTGGTCTGTTTAGTTTATTATGCAGGTTAACGGCTTCAACGTGCCAAAAGTTTAACTCTCTTGCGTCCATCTCCATCAGAGATGGAATGGGAGTATTTGAAAAGTGCGCGAGGAACATAAAGTCCTCGCCACTTAAAAATTTACGCCTGCGAACTCCGCTTGAAGTTTGATCGTGTCCTTCATCGGCATCTCGTCAAGCTCTTCCATAGTGATAGGCTTGCCGTCAATCTCAATGCAGAGAGAGATAAGCGCGAACAAGAACAAGCTCGTATCGTCACCCATCATCTTTTGCGCCTTGCGTTGGTGAGAGCCTTTTGGCTCGGTTACGATAGTCGCTTTGCGTCCATCGGATAGTTCAATCGTTTTGTTTTCCATGTGTGTTGTAGTTGTTGTTATATTGAAAAAATGCGGGTAGTTTCCTACCCGCGCTAATTAAAATGTTCCTGTTCCTGCGAATTTATCCACCAATGTTCGCTTTGTAAGTATTTAACTTGTCCACTCCGTCCACTTTGTAAATGTTCGCCATCACATCAAATTCAACGATGTCGGCTCCGTCAATCTCCTGCTTCATGTACGTCACGTTGAACATGCTCTCCAGCTCAACATTGTCGTGCTGTTTGAAGTTGCCAGTAGGCGCGTTCTTAAACGTTCCTGTCAGGTACACAACGTAAGGAACTTGAGAAGTTCTTGCTCCACCCACATAGGTCTCCAAGCTACCGCGAATCTGCAACTGAACAGCCGTGAACGGGTCAGAGCTTTTACGAAGCGCGTCAGCATATGCCGAGTTCCATTTGATCTTGGCTTCGAGTTTCTCTACTCCCGAAGGCAGTTCAAACGTCCCGAACATTCCAAGAGCCTTGTGCTCAGACATCTTGAACTTCATGTCGGGAAGGTTTACTTCCTCAGCCCTGCCAAGGAAGTTCACGCCATCCACGTATACGTTGGCGTTGGTAAGTCTATTGATTGCTGTTGCCATGATTATGCAAGTGATTTAAGAAGGTTGATGTCAATGAAACTGTCAAACGTGATACGCTCAGCAGGTGTTGGAGGCATGAACGTGATGTCGAAGGTCAGGTGACCTGCGCTCAATTCAACAGGTGTGTTCTTCGCTTTGTCGAACGTACACTTGCCGTCAACGATTGCCTCACGCTGAATCAAGCTGCGCATAAAGCCATTTACGGTTTCTCTCACAGCGTCAATCGTTGCCTGTGTGATAGGACGGTCAATGAACTGCAACATCGCAAGCTCGAGCGACTCATGAATGATGTCGGCTGTGCGCTGCACGCTGATGAAATTTGAAGGAGCTGTCGAAGTCGGGAACGCTGCAGAGCGATTGCCCCAAGTGCGAAGCCCTGTGCCGAAGCTGTTGAAGATGGTTGTGATGCCCTTCTCGTTGAGCAGATTCACTTCCGTACCTGCATCGTTTGCCGCAGCCGTTAGGTTGCGTTCCATGCCTGTAATGCCTTTGATTTCCTTGTTTGAAGGCGAGTTCCAATAGCCCAAGCTGTTGTCTGTCGCAGCCATTACGCCTGCCATGAACGGTGCATACGGTCTGAGTACGATTGCGTTGGTCGCAGGGTCAAATGCCTTCAAACGAGGGTACAACAGGTACGCGCGCTTGCTTGAGGTGTTGAACCTGCCAACAGTTCCCGCAGGTCCACGCCCTGCAATCGCTTCCTGTGGTGTTGTTCCAGCAGGAGCATCCAACAGCGCGATAGCACGGTACTTGTCCGCAGCCGACAACATCTCTGTTGCCACCGCAGGTTTCTCCGAGAAGTTTGGCGAAATCAAAATCTTTGGCACGAAACCAAAGCTGTTGAAGCACTCAGCAAACAACTTGTAACCCGTCTTCACGTTGGTGCCGGAGTTTACCGTTCCAATCATTTGGGCATCGGATAACGTTGCTGCGTCCAATTTCTTGTATGTGGCCTTCAATACTGTTCCCTCGGGAATAACCGTGTAGTCCAATACGGTAAGATTGCCGTAAGCATCCATGCTGTAAGCCGATGCGGCTACCGCAGTATTTGATCCCTTCACTATTGACAGCGAGCTTGCGCCTGCTGCATCGGGAATAGGAGCGAATGCAAGTTTCGTTTTGCCGTTCGCAGTTGCTGACAATACCTCGTCCGTAACCTGTGCCGTGTTTGTGGCAAAGTTGAACGTGTTAACAACGACAACCAAGCCTGCGCCATGAGCCAAGATAGCTGCGAGCGCCTGCGGTATGTCGAATCCTGGTACTTGTTCACCAAACTGAGCCGCATCCATTGCGGACTGAACGACAGTCAGCGCGTTAACGGGTCCTTTGGGTGCTGTACCCACAAGCCCAATAACGGCTGATTTTACAACCGATACGGGTACAGGACCCTTGTTCAGTTCGATGGTTTCTACACCATGTAGATAGTTAGCTGCCATGTTTGTTTCTGTTTTATGTTTTATGTTTATATAAATATAGATAATTCGCTATTCATTTGGAAGTGGGACTTCGCTCCTCCCAAGGTTTCCCTCTACTTGTATTAGCGTCATCGCATCTGCAAATACTTCCTCTCCCATTCCTTCTTCATCTTCCACGCTGAACGTAGTTGTTGAAAACTCAATGATAAAATTCCACAGACTCTCTTCGTACTTAACGTGCGCGACAAACGCAATTTTTAGCTTGTCACAGTCCGAAGGTTTGAACCCAACCAAGGCCTTACGAACTAACGCAATACCCTTGTAAATGCCGTCAGCAGTTCTGAGTTTCCGAGCCTGAATCGTCACTTGGAATGTCAGCATCTCCGTTTGGATTAAATTTGTGATGCTCTTCACTTCAGATGAACCACCACGCCCACCTCCCTGATTGAAGTCGCTAGACTTGTACGCAACCGTTATACGAGATGTTTCAACAGGTCTGTTGAAATCCGCTTCCACCTCTGGAATGGGAACAACCTCAAACTTCCTACCTGTGTATGAAGCTATCCTGTCGCATAGTTCCTGTTCTATCTGTCCGAAGTCCACCTTACTGCTTTGTTGGTTCTATCTTTGCCCGAAATGTTTTGCCATCATAAACGGACTTCACATCACGGACGTAGTACATAATTCCGTTGACTGATACCTTTTCAGGGTTGCCACTGCGAACGCTTTCAAATAGGCCTGAAAACACCCCAAGGCGATACTCCATCATGAAGCCAACAGGGCTGTATTCCATCCCTGCAAGCTCGCTCATTTCTGTTGGGTCCTTGAAAAGAACTCTACCCTGCTGAGCATCTCCTCCCTCGAGAGGTGTCCACGCTGCATCATAGCCCATTGTCGCGGTAACGACATTGAAGCTATTTTCTTGAAGTATGTCAAACGGGTTGCTCATGTTTTATTTTAGAACAGCCCCACTGATTGGAGGCTGTTCGTAATGTTAAATGTGTTTAGGACTAAACGGCTGCTACACCGTCAATCGCACCGGGGAATGATTGAATCATTACTTTAACCTTAGTGCCTGCTCCCGCAACTGCTTCAACCGCGTATCCAATGAATACACCGTCAGCATCAGTCTTAGTCACTTCACCAGGTGTTGAATCCCAAAATACCACGTCACCGGCAGAGATTGCCAACGATGCTTTCTTCGCGAATTCAAACACGCCCTCAGTGCGCATTTGCCCTTTTGCTCCGTTAGCTACGTCTCCCAACGCTACGCCAACGATTCTGCCTACAAACACAGGCGAACCGCTTGTGATGGTAGAACCTGTTCCATTGGTGAACTCTAAATGCTCACCTTCTTGAATGAAATTTTGCATGTCTTTCTTCTGTTTATTGGTTTGAAATAAGGGGAGGTTTTACCCTCCCCGATTACCTTACGCTCCTGCGTTACGGATTGCTCCACGGAAACCAACGGCTCCGACTCCGTAATCCAAGCGGATTTTCCATTTCACTCCATCCACTTCAAACCCGTTTTGGCTTTCCATAAATGGTGTTTGAACACCGTTCAAGAACGATACCTCCAACGTAGGTTCTTCGCCCGGGTTCGCAAACATATAGTAAGCGTTACCACTCAAACGAGGGGTGTCGATTACATCTGAAAGCAAGCCGTTCACTACGTTCGGACGCTGCAACTTGTTGGTTGCATCAGGATCGTACTGTGAACCATTCAAGATTCTTACAGTCGAAGCCAAGTTCATAGGACCTAACCACAACGAAGGACGAATGTCCAAGTAGTCGTTCTCGTCCTTGTCCATTTGTTTTCCCATCTGAACGCGCATTGCGTCAAAACGGGTTACAGTTGGAGCTCCGGCATCGGTTGCAATATTCCCGTGATCTGCATGGAACAACGTCTTACCGTCAACCAATACAGGTCCCAATCCTGAGTTCAACGCAAGAACTGCGTACACATCGTTCTCAATCGAACGAGCTGCAGCTCTACCCAACATGCCTGACAAACGGGTGAACCCAGCCAAGTCATCGTTGATAATCATCTGACGTGATACGTTGATGATGTTACCTTTTGTCGAGAGGCTAACCTTCTCGTAGTCAGCATCAGTGATGCTCTTGTTCTTGAACTCTCCGTTCTCATTCACAGACTGCAAGTCCGAGAACGTTCCCATTCTCAAACGCTTAGCTTCACGGAAGTCGCTCAAGCTACCAGTTGAACAGAACTTTCTCCAAGTGTCTGCAACAGCGTTGTAGTTGGAAAGCAACACACGTCTGTTAGTGCCTTCAAGCAACACAGGGAAGTCCGATGTGCTAGAGGTGAACGCGCGGCCAACAATCTGCATCGGGTCCATACCAACAATGTTCACGCCACTACGAACGAGAGCATCCTTAGCCAAATCCAACAACGTCATGTGACGGTAGTTGTTTGCCTCGCGAACAACGTCCGCACTGTAGGCTCCCTTTTCAGGCTTAGCCAATTCAGGCATAACACGCGTTACAAGGGCTGCTTCCGTAGCCTCTCTGCGCATCTCTTCTTTGTTGTCGGTGCCAACTTTTACACCCGAACGAGTTCCCTCGAATGGGTCATTCTTTCCAAGCTCCTCGATGATTGCTGTGCGAGCTGCATCAATAGCCGTTCCGTTTTCGACAAGACCGCGAGCAAACTCGTCAGACAATCCTGCTGCTTTAACGGCTTTAGCGATGTCCGCGCTACGCTGACGCTCTGCTTTTGCACCTTCTTCGCGAGCCTTGGTAGGGTCGTTTTGTAGGCGTTCTTTTTCTGCTGTGATTACTCCGCGAACGGATTCAACAGTCATGTTCTCGTTGTCAATAAGACCGCGAGCGAAATCGGCTGAAAGGCCTGCTTCGGCCACAGCCTTCGTGATGTCTGCGGCACGTTGACGCTCCGCGTCACGCAATGCCTTTTTTTCTGCTTCTGTCATTTTTATATTTGGTTCTTCGTTTTTGCGAGTGATTTCTACTTCATACTGCTCACCGTTATCCGACCTAACACCCGCGTTATAGTCGGCAGGAATTGTCACGAACGACACTTCCATTGGCTCCCAATCTGTTGCGGTGCGCGTTGGAACTTCTCCGTCTGCACCCGTAGTTTCTTCGTACTTATATACGCGGTACCCGAAACTGATATCCGTCAGGATTCCATCAGCTACGTCTTGCTCTATCTCTCTAACGTCTTCGCGTTGGCTGAAACGGATTGATGCAGTAAGCTTCTTGCCTTCAAATCGAATGCTCTCGGCTCTGCCTATTACCGCTCCAACACCTGAGTATTTGTCGTGGTTGTTCAGCAACGGTAGTCCGCGCTTCAATGCACGCTCGAGGCGTACATTATTTTCCTTTAGCGAAAGGACTTCTTTGAACGGCCCGTCCCAACCATCCCGGAAAACAGGTGCCTCAGTGGCAAACACAACGTCAACCGTCCGATTCTCCTTATTGTATGAGTTCGGAGAAAACTCCGCTCTCAGCTCCATTTTGGGTATTTTAATTTTGCTCATACCTTTTTTTGTTAAGACAATGGTATACTTCTATTTTGAATTTTCCAACTATTCTGTTGGCTGAACTTCTGCGGGTGCTTCCAATACTGCTTTCACGCCTGTTCTGAAACGAGAGTCACTGTCGAATTTTAGCTCGTCTTTATCCGCGCTTGCGTTGTCGTCAACGATCTCCTGCAACACTTCTTCGGGGTCGGAACCGTGTTCGCGTATTACGCTCGAGCGGCTCTTGAATCCATTCCGAACCGCTTCCGCAGCAGCTGCTATCTCTTTTGTCGGATCAATCATCTCACGGCTAGGTGTCGTCCACGATGCGGTAACGGGTGAACTAATCTTACCCGCAATGAACATCTGTGTAGTGAACCACTCCCACGCCACGTTGCAGAGCATAGGAATTATCATGCGCGATTGCCACTTGTAAATGTTCCTGTGCATCTCAATCCATCCCATACGTCCTGAACTGAAATTCACATTTGAATAGTCACCTGTCAAAACCTCGTAAGTGATACCATAACCTGCAGCGATTCCACGTAACAGCGTCCGAGTGTACTCATCGTACCCCTCAGCAGGGGGAGGTGCAGCAAACGACATTGTTTGCCCCGGTGCTAAATACTCAATCATTCCCGGCTCAACCTGCCCGGCACGGTCAGCGTTCTTTGATCCGCTTACCAAACCGTCACCGGTTGAGTTAACGAACACAGCGAAGCACGCTGCTATCTTTTGACGGATAAGTTGCGCATCTTCGTACTCGTCAAAGTCGAACATTCGCATCATTGACGCAACGCCAAATGGAGTGCCGCGAACTTGCTCAGGTCGCTTCATCATATATACATGAGTGAACTCACTTATTGGGTAACGCTGAGATGTTGGGAACATTCGGAACGTATCACCTGGATGTTGGTCAAACATCCAATACGCAACCTTGTTCCCCTTGGCATCGAATTCAACACCTTGAACCCAACGAGAACCATCGGCTCCTGTTCCGTTCTTATTTGTGTCGATATAGTCGCCCTCAACTACCTGCAGTTGAAGCTTGTGTTTTCCTGTTCTTCGCTTGCGTATGATTGCCTCTCCACTCTCGGCAACTGTTCGCATCACCAAGCCCTGCAATCCATAGAAGTCATGCACTCCGTCAAAATCACACTCTGTTGATTCCGCCCAGTCCTTCCATGCCGAAACGATGCGCTGCTTTGCTCTGCCCTTCTCCACATTCGGACGAGGACGAATACCTGTTCCAATCGTGTTCGACTCGATAGCGTCAATCGCTCGAGCTGCGTAAGGGAAGTTCCTCACCAAATCTCGGCTGCGCTCTCGCAGCTTATGAAGCGCAAGCTCAGCCTCCGCGTTCTGACTCGTTCCTGAAGCAACCCAACCGTCAGTTCTCCTGCCGTTTGAGGCTGCGTTGTATTTACGCTGCTGATCCACAAGGATAGACTGAGCCATCCTGAAACGCTCGCGTTCAAATGCCGCTTTCGGACTAAAGAAACCAATCGCTTTGTCTACTATATTCATAGCCGTTTAATTAAACCCCTTTTTAAAACTCGCGAACACGCGCGTAGTATTCTCTTCCTTCAAGCCCAAGTTCTCTTTGATAAGGTCGCGAATACGAATCATCTCATCTAATGACCTGTAAGCAACACGCTTGTCACCGTACCAACACTCTCGTGCTCCTGTAGCAATGGCTGCGTTAATAGCTGTAAGGTTCGCTTGCGTAAATTCCGGTGTATCTGCCATGAGTCAAATATAAACCTTTTATTGGTTCAATCCCAAAGCTCGAATGATTTCCCATGTCACAAGCTCCACCCGACCATCGTCCTCGAGATTCTTCGCTTTGATCCTGTCCTTCTGTGTTCTAAACCATCTGAACGATGCGCGTACCTGTTCCTCGGAGTCGCCCTTGCAGATGCCTCCTTCAAATGGAACGACCCGAGATGTCTTACGCTTATCGCCCTCAGTAATCCGCACCGTACCCCTTAGAAGATACATTTTGTCGTTTGCCATAGTCGTTGCTCATTCGCCCTATCGTATGCCAATCGGCACGATCGTGTCTGTTTTTAAATTTCTCAATTACCGCAGCCTCATCTACGTGAGGCAATACGAAGATTTGAGTGTTCGCGTCCAATTGGATGCGCTTAAGTTGTTTGTGTTCCATATAAATCGGGTTATCTGTTCCAAAACGTTGACTTCCGTATCTTTGGCTTATCCTCCTGCCCACTCACACCTGCGATAATATCGAAGTGCTCATCCGCAAATCTGTCTATCCCGACCACTGCCGCTGCTGCTCTCGCATACACCCGGCAATCCAATGGTTCATTCCTCTCAAACTTCTTCACCCACTCGTAAACCTTGAACCCTTTTCTATCTATTTTGAACTGCAACTCCTCGGCTGTGATGCCTTTGAAGTAGTGCTGCTCGTATTCCGGGAAGTGGCAATAACCCGGTGGGATATCGCCTCCTTCTGCAATCTCTTGTTTCAACCATCCGTATAGCTCGGACTTCAACAGCGATACGCCCACTCCGTAAACGCCAACAGATCCAATCTTCTTTCCTTCTCGGGTGATGTGTACCGACTTCGGTGGGCGAAGAATCATCTGCAACCTGTCGTCACCCTTCACAGGAATAACGCGTGTCGCATCGAACCTTTGACAGAAGTTATAAACGTGAGTGGTGTTGTATCCGGTATCAACTGCCATCATGTGCATAGACAACCGAAGTCCGTCCTCGCGCTGCCACGTCTCGCCAACCACCTTCGCCAACTCGTCCCACACATCAACCTTTGAAGTCTCCCCCATCAGCACGCGATAGTCCAAAGAGTAGGTGCGCTTTCCCTTACACCATCCGACAATCTCCAACTCGAGCCTGTCCTTCTGAACGTCCACCCCGGCTGTAATAAAACATACGCCCTTTGGTGGAGTATTGAATGTGTAATCCTCGCGCCTGTTGTATAGGTTCATGTACGCAGGTGCTTCTCCCTTCTCCTTCCAAGTCTCACCCAACACGGTGTTCACAAACGTTTTCAGCTTGTTTACATCGCCCTGCGCTTTACTCCAATCCTCAGCAGCTTGCGCCCAGCTATACCAACCATAAGGCGAGTACAACGAGTTGATGTGATAACCGACCTTGTTCGGGTTTTCGTTGTTCGGCTCCTTCGGTACCCAACACCCCTCTGCAAGCATCTCTGTCTTGAATCGCTCCTCAATGAGCTCCTCGCACGATTCACACTGATACCGCGCTGTGTGATACAGACCCGACTGCCAACGCAGTTGCGACCACTTCAATACCTGCATAGCCCCACAATGAGGACACGGCACATTGAAGTACCGTTGGTCGGTCATCATGAACTCGTTCTCCACAACCGACTTTCCCTCAACCGTTGGAGTGCTGACTATGAATATCTTCTTCTTCGCAAACGTCCGCGTTCTAGCTCGAGCCAAGTCTATTGGCGAACCCTCTCCGTCAAGATCAATCGGATAACCGTCTGCCTCATCGAGAAACAAATTCCGCACCGGCATGGAACGAAGCCCAACAGCGGAGTTTGCTCCAGTCATCACCAACACCCCACCGGGGAACGCCTTGCTTCGTGCCGTGTTGTCGCTGTCCCTAGAGCGAGCAGGCGCAATCTTCTCCCGAAGGCGTGGTGTCGCCTCAATCATAGGGTCGATACGAATCTTTGAGTTTCGTTTCACCGTGTCGTCCGTTGGCATCACCATCAGCGTGGGTGCCGGGGCAACGTCAATGATGTACCCAACCCAATTATTACCCGCTTCTGTGAACCCAAGCTGCGCTCCCTTCATCACTACGATTTCCTGAGTGGGATCGTTCGCGCTCAGCCTGTCCATAATCTCCTTTAGGTAAGGCGCACGCGAAGTACGCCACAGCCCCGGTTCAGACGAGGCGGTTGGTGAAAGAACCCGGAACCTGTCGGACCACTCGCTTACCGTTAGTCGTGGCTCCGGCCTTAGCCCATCTAAAAACCCGCTGATAATGTCCATTTATCTTTTTGTAATGTCGCGTTTTTGAATATCGGAAAGCTGCTCCAATGCATCGGATATCGCATCGAATAAAATCTTGTGAGCATCGTTTCGCGATCGGGCTGCGAGTACATTGTCAATCACCCGGTCCGGAATTGCCTGCAAAGCCGAACGAACTTCCTGCCCAGCCTCAAAAAGCGTCTTGTATACGAACTGCTTGTCAACGAGCGATCCTTGCTTTTCCTTCATTTGAAGTTCAAGAATCTTCGCTTTATATACAGCCTGCGCTCTCCGAGCTGCCGCAAGCGAAGTGTCTGTCGTTTGATTCGTAGAAGGTGGAGCGACAGCGTCTTCAATAGGTTGAGGAGCGGCACTATAAACCGTTGCACGACCTCCGGACTGAGTCACACGCTCGTAACTCGGATCGTACGACTTAGCCCACTCAGCGTTCGCGATTGACGGGATGATGTACGGCTTGCCGTTGGCATCATACACTACACCGCGCACAATCTTCTCGGCCTTGATGGCTTTCCGAACAGCGGTATCTGACGTTCCTATGCGCCTGCCGTATTCTCTCAACGATATGCGTTCTTCGCTCATTTCAATGTTTGCAAATATACTTGGTACGATACATTAGCCATAATATTCCACTTGTAATCAAACATGTTATTGTTGGTCTATCAGTTTAACAATTGCCTCACTTATGTTCTCGTCTATTTTTTCAAGTGCAGATTTTACTTTGAAAAAATTTTTTTCTGACAGTTTTATTTTCAGAATCATGATGTCTTCCAAATTATCAATATCAACTTCTGAGTTAGTATATGTACGAATGTGGGAAGCTACATTGACAACGCTTTCAGGTTCCAGTGATCCGCTCGGAAGTATATCCGCTGCATCCTTTAGCAGCGCGTCCAACTCCTGCTCATCAAATCCGATGACTGAAATATCGAAGTCCAATTCAGCAAGGGTGCTTATCTCGTTGCTTAGCTTTTCAAAGTCCCATCCCGAATTCAGGGCAAGTTTGTTGTCAGCAAGAACAAGAGCATTTGCTTCTCGTTCAGAAAGGTGGTCAAGGACGATGGTAGGAACTTCTTTAAGTTTTAGCTGCTTGGCAGCCAATACGCGCCCATGACCGGCAATGATTGTAAAATCCGAACGTATCAGTGCCGGATTCACAAACCCGAACTTTTCAATAGATGTAGCAATCTGACCGACTTGGTTCTCTGAATGCGTCCTAGCGTTTTGCGCATACGGAATAAGCGCATCCGTCTTTTTGTATTCTATCTTGAACTTCATGGCATGCAAGGTAATAAAAGTTTGCGAACCCGCAAACCTTAGTACCTTATTTTTGCGCCACCGCCTGAATTTCAAATACAAACGATGTGCGAACGTGGCAAACCCGTGAATGGAGGTGGGTTACCGCAACCCAAAATCCAACTCTGCAACTGCTGAAAACTCGGGGTGTTCCCACC